AGCTAGCAAGGATCGTGACTACAACTTGTATCATGAGAAGTACAACGAACTAGCTAATAGTGATAAGCTACATATCCTAGACCACCAAGGTGCTTTAGAAGCTGATGAACTGTTTGCTAAGATGCAGTATCTAGTCAAGGGCTTAGATTGTGACATTATCATTCTAGATCCACTACAGGCGGCTGTAACGTCTAATGACAATGGAGTCATTGATGCCTTTATGGATAAATGCTTGAAGCTAGCTAAGAATACTGGTGTCAGCATTATCATTGTCAGTCATATGCGTAAGCCTAATGCTAAGAATGCACATGATGTTGGTGAATATGATCTTAAGGGCAGTGGCAGTATCAACCAGATTGCTTTCAATACCATATTGCTAAGCAGAGATAAAATGACGGAAGATGATTACGCACGTAACTGTACTCAGGTGCAACTAGTTAAGTGTAGACGTACAGGACGTACAGGGGTAGCAGGTTGGTTGTACTATGAGAATAATACATCACGACTAGTAGCTACTCAGGCACCTGAAATTAAAGCATCTAACTCACATGAGGACTTCTAATATGTATACTGAAAGCTGGGTATTCATAGGGCTGATTGCTGTGTTGCTTGGTTATTACTGGAATGCAGACTAAGGAGGCTATAGTCAATGTCAAGATTAATATTCGATATAGAGACTAATGGGCTAGCACCTAGTGTAGTTTGGGTCATTGTCACTAAAGATATTGACACTGGCACTGTGGCTACCTATGTAGATGGTGAGTGGTCTAAGTTCAATGAAGCAATAGCAACCGCAGATGAAGTCATAGGCCACAATATTATAGGCTATGACATTCCAGTATGCGAGAGGCTACTAGGCACTGACTTCTCTACGACTACTATAGTAGACACGCTAGTAATGTCTAGGCTAGCTAACCCACAACGGGACGCACATTCACTAGCATATTGGGGAGAACAACTTGGGTATCCGAAAGGTGATTACAACGATTGGTCGCAGTATACGCCTGAGATGGTGGCTTATTGTAAACAAGACGTTATCGTTAATGAACAGGTGTACCAACGATTGCTTTGCGAGCTTGATAATTTTGGAAGCGAGAGCATTGTACTCGAGCATCAAGTGCAAACAATCATACAACAACAAATAAGGAATGGTTGGTTACTTGACATACCTAAGGCCAGAGACTTAGTAGCTGAGCTTAAGGAGAAGTCTTACGACCTTGAGGAAGAGGTACAGAAGGTCTTCATACCATTACCTACCTTTGTTAAAGAGGTACAACCTAAGACTAAGAAGGACGGCACTATAAGTATAGTAGGTATTAAGTTCCTAGGTGACCGATGGACGGACGTAGGTGGTGCCTTTAGTCGTATAGACTGGCCCATCTTCAACCTAGGTTCACGACAGCAGATAGGACGTTACCTAGTCCACTTCGGTTGGAAGCCTAAGGTGTTCACTGAGACTGGACATGCTATAGTATCTGAGGATGTACTGACGAATGTCAAAGGCATACCTGAGGCTGCGCTTATTGCATCATACCTATTGGTTGGCAAGCGTATAGCTCAGGTACGTAGTTGGCTAGAGGCTGCAGATGATACCACAGAGCGTGTACATGGCTACGTCAACACTAACGGTGCGGTTACTGGACGTATGACACACAGCAAGCCTAATTTGGCTCAAGTACCCGCGTCCAAGCATGACCCTATCACTAAGGAAATGCTATGGGGAGAGGCGGGTGGCTATGGCGCTGACTGCAGAAGCTGCTGGATTGTCTCTAAGCGTAACAAGTTGGTTGGCATAGACGCTTCTGGCCTTGAGCTGAGAATGTTAGCACACTACATGAATGACCTTGACTATACTAACACTATACTTACAGGTGATATTCATACTGCTAACCAAAAGGCTGCTGGGTTGTCTACACGTTCAGAAGCCAAGACCTTCATTTACGCCTACCTCTACGGGGCTGGTGACGAGAAGATAGGTTCTATTGTAGGTGGTGGACGTAAGAAAGGTAAGCAGTTAAAGGCTAGCTTCCTCAAGGCTACACCAGCACTAGCGGAACTTAAGGATAAGGTAGCTAATTCAGCCACCAAGGGCTACGTTACTGGGTTAGATGGGCGTAAGATCTTCATTAGATCAGAACACGCTGCACTCAACTCACTTTTGCAGTCAGCGGGTGCAATAATTATGAAACAAGCCTTGATTATTTTGGATAAGTATGCTACACTATACCGTATAGACTATAAGTTTGTAGGTAATGTACATGACGAATTCCAAGTAGAGGTTAGAGAAGACCAAGCAGAGAGATTTGGTCAGCTAGCGGCTAGTTGTATTGAGGCTGCTGGTATACATTTCAAGCTTAGGTGTCCACTAGCTGGAGACTATAAGGTTGGCAACTCATGGGCTGAGACCCACTAGGAGCAGTTATGAATATAGTACAAGAACAACAACAAGAAGCTGTTAATAACACAATGGCAAGAGTAACTACTAGGCTATGGGAAGCAGAGGGTGACTTGTGGTACATACATTCAGATGGTGGGAGACGTAAGTATAAAAGTAGACATATGACAAACAATGGGCGTATGTTTGTAGACGGTAAGTACGTACCACAGACACACCCATTACATAAGGCAGGTAATTACAAGTCATTCAACGATGCAGCCTTTAGCTCCTTTGCTAACTACAATCAATCGACTGTAGGCGATGTTTACATCATTACCAATGACGCATGGCCTGAGTGGATTAAGGTTGGTAAGGCTATTGATGCTGAGGATCGGTTGAAGAGTTATCAGACAGGTGACCCGTTGCGCTCCTATACACTACGATACAGTGTAAACCTAGACAACCGACATACGTCTGAGATTAGAGCACACAAGGCACTTGAGCTGATCAGCGATGAACGTAGGAATGAGTGGTTTAAGGTTGACTTGTCTGCAGCGGTGAAGTGCCTAGGAGACTTAGATGGGTAAGACTAAAGGAGCACCCTTTGAGATATGCTTTGTTGATGCTGATAGTCTAATCTATCGTATAGCGTTGAAAGACATTAGCTTGTCTACAGCCACTAAGTACTATGACAAGGCTATAGAAGACATTGAGTGGGCTACAGCAGCCACAGAGATGAAGGTAGCACTTAAAGGCAACGGTAACTTCCGTTATGTTATTGAGCCTGATTACAAAGGTAACCGTAAGGTCTCCGAGCAAGAAGAAGATCCTAACCCAGCACTAACGGAAAGACGTAAAGACCTCAACGAATACGCCTACGGCCTTGGTCACTTCCAGTCAGACAACTGTGAGGCAGATGATGTAGTAAGTATATGGGCTCAGGAAGCACTAGACGCTGATGTAAACTTTGTCATAGCACATATAGATAAAGACATTGACATGGTAGAAGGTTGGCATTACAACTTCACCAAAGAAACTCTTTACTATATTGATGCAGACACTGGTTGGTACAAGATGTGTATTCAGATGCTTACTGGTGACTCAACTGATAACATTCAAGGTCTCAAGGGTATTGGCCCAAAGAAAGCTGAGAAGATACTGGCTGATGTTGCTACGGAGGACATGGTAGCTAAGGTTCAGGCGACATGGGAAGACCATCACCCTGAGGACTGGGAGTCTAGGTTAGAGGTATGTTGGAATCTGATATACATGAGGCGTAACTGGGGCAGCTTCAAGCAACTGACTATAGAGGAAGAGCTTAATGACAAAGTTTAGGTCAGGACTAGAGAGTGCCTTTAGCGAGGCAGTAGGTACCGAGGACTTCCTATACGAGCCTTACCGCTTACCTTATATCATAAAGAAGAAGTATGTGCCTGACTTCATTGACACACGTACAGGGGCTATGATAGAATGTAAGGGATTCTTTAGGGTTGGGGATACACAGAAGTACAAGGCGATACGAGATGAAATCAATAGACCTTTAATCTTTGTGTTCACTGATTCACGTAAGCGCCTTAGGAAGGGAGCTAAGATGAACCTAGGGGAGTGGTGTGAGAAGGAAGGTTTAGCTCACTTCACTATGAAATCAATTGACGAGTTACTGGAGCATTTAGCATGTCTAGCACCTTTGAAGAAATAAGAGAACAGATACTGAACAACTATGACGTTGACTTCTTATGTGAACTGCTAGGGATTACAAGTGAGTCTTTAGTGGATCGCTATGAGGATATGATTATGAAGAACCTTGGTCTATTTGAGGAGGACACTACTGATGA